TTACTACAGGTCTTTTGCTGTAGGTGTTTGTTTAGGGCCGATAACCTCTTATAAAAAGATATGGGGTAATACCGAAGTCATATATGATGCAGCTACCGCTGAGTCAACCTATGACCATACAAGATACCTTGGTGATGAGACACAAGTGGCCGACTCAATAATGGAGTCATTTGAGGGTGTGGGTAATGTGCCATCATACAGAGGCCTAACCTATGTAGTCTTTAATGATATGCTTATCTCCAACTTTGCTAACTCTATACCCTCTTTAAGTTTTGAGATAGAGGTTTAAATGGCTATCCTTGCTATTGGTCTTGTAGGTGCTGGTATTGGCTCTAGTGTAGGTATGACCGCACTCGGCTTTGCATTGGGTACAGCTATAGGCTCTATGCTATTCCCAGGCAATGAAGCTAACTCAGTTAAGCCTGAAGATGGCAAATTAAGAATAGGTGACAACTTAGTACAGACAAGTTCTTATGGTGCATATCTACCTGTAGGTTATGGATTATATCGTGCAGCTGGCAATGTTATTTTTGCAAGCCCTATAGAACAAGACATGGAATATGTGGTAAATGCTACAGTAGCTTCTTCTGGTAAAGGTATAGCTGGTGGGGCATCTGCAGCAAGGCCACTAAAAAGTGAGAGAAGGTTCTTTAAATCTAGTATAGCTATAGCGTTCGCTGAAGTACCACAACATAGGCTTGAGACTATAGTCTACAGTACAACCCAAGAAAGTCAAGAGGATGGTGATACTGTAAACCTTACTGAGAGAAGAAGCTTTGTTGGTATTAGAAGATTATGGCTTAACAATTATCTTGTAAGAGATGGCAGATCTAATCAGCTTGAGCCACCTGATATCCTTACTATAGAAGAATACCTTGGCGATGAAAGCCAAAGACCTAGCCCAACTATGGAAGCTTTTAAAGGTGTAGGCAATGTACCATCATACAGGGGTTTATGCTATGTGGTATTACCTGACTTAGAGCTTACACCATTTGGTGATAATTTACCATCAGCTAATGCGGAGCTATATGAAAGAGCTGATAGAATAGACAATCTAGAAGAAGGTGTTGAGGGTCTTACCCTTGATAGCAACAACTTCCTGTGGGTTACAAGTCATACTAAAAGAGTTATACAAAAGGTTGATGCTATTACACTAGAGGTAGTAGCTCGTGTAGGTAGAGATACTCAAACACCTGGTGAGTACCTAGGCCTATTACCTCCGCACCCTTGGAGGTGTGATGCAAGTCCTGATGGTCAGTATATATGGATTGTTCACAAGGGCGATAAAAAGCTAACTCGTGTAAATATAGCTGATAATACTTGGGTATCTTATGATGTAGATAAGAAATATGCTATGGATGTTGCTACAGATGCCAGCAATAATGTATGGGTTACTTATCCATTCTACAATAAGGTTACCAAGTATAATTCAAGTGGTGTTAAACAGCTTGATATAACTATTAATGATGCTCCATGGACTATAAGCTATGACCAGGAGTATGACTGCTTATGGGTTGGTGGTAACAGACAAGTCCATAAAATAAAGAACGACCTATTAGATGTTAGCATAACAACTCAGAGGTACTTTCACTCAGACTGTGGATATGGTACTCGTAATTCGGACTTATGGTCATCATCTAGTGGTAATGATGTAGCAGTATTAATAGATAGAGATACTGATACACTTAGAAGGACAAGAAATACACCTACATACCCTGTAGGCTGTTCATCTAACTATAGTGATGAATATGGCACAATCTACATAGCATCCTATGCTGGTAACCGGTTAAGAGCTTTTAGTTTTCAAGCGAGAGGTCATATAAATGCTGGTACTATTGCTTTCCCAGGTCAATGCCTAGCTATGCCAAACGGAAAGTGTTTTGTAACTAACACGAGGCTTGGTATAGTTCAACAAATAGACACGAGATAATTATGGGCGGTAAAGCTGAATACTACTTTGGTACAGAAGGCTCCCAGCCTATAGGCTCGCTAGACAGAGCTGCACTATTTTTAGAAGGTAATGACGAGCTACTAAACTTTTATGATACTCAAAGAAAACGTGTCCAAAAGTTTGCTGACAGCTATCTACAAGATGCTGCTAACCCTGTAGTAACGATGATTTCAGCTGGTTCAACCACTACTACACCTGAGGTTGCTAAGACACGACTGGGCTTTCAAGACTTCAGACGTATGCAAGTATTAGTACAAGGTTGGAAGACCTTTAATAATACTGACTACCGAGACCATGCTATGCAGATGATACTTGATTGGGCTGATATTAATATACCTAATGGACACCCTATTAACCAGACACACCTTGAAGGTCTGCATTATGCTCTTAGGGATTTAGCACCTAATGGTACAGCTGGTGAATTTACAACCACCGATTACAATACAAGAGTTAAGCCTTGGCTAGAACTTATAAGAGATGCTAGTGAAGCTTGGGCATTCCCACCAGAGCCAGGCGGTGGAACACTATTATATGGAAACCACTATACCCATCACTACATGCAACTTTATATGTGTTATAGGTCATTAGGTGAGACAGCCTCAGCTAGTGCACTTTTAACTTCTGTAGATACTCACGCTACTGAGAATTTCCCATTTGGGAATAGCAGTATAACTTATCCACAAGTCTTTACTATAGTCAGTCTTAACCAAGGGAGTAAATGGTATGAGTTCACAGGAAACGAAACTAGTCGCTTTGTCACGGGCGTTACTTTTAATGTCATTAGTAGTACTGGGAATAACGGCCTATATACTTGTGCCTCTAATTCATCCTTTATCGGTGGAAAAACAAGAGTCTTTGTCTCAGAGACCATTAGCTCTGCCATTGCTGACGGCTCCATAAGCGAGATATTCCAGACACCACCTCACCAGATGCCCAGAGCTGCAGTTGATGCTGGCGAAAGCATTGACTTTATCCGTAGGGATGCCTTTCATTATCATACCTATGATATACAGCCATGGCTTACGCTAGCATTAGCTGAAGGTTCAAGCAGATACCAAACCAAAATGACTGAAGCATGGGATTGGTGGTGGACTAAAGTTTTGGATGTATCTGACCTACACACCGAGTTTACAAATAGCTCAGATGACTTTGACCAACTCCGGTGGGAGGGTTCTCGCTCTGAGTATCTACAGCCTGGTACCTTTTGGCTACCTGATGAAGCATCTAGGACAATTTGCCTATATTATCAATACCAGTTAACTTTAAACCCAAGTTATGTTATAAATGATGCTATATTAGCTATGGCATTAAGAAGCGATAGGATTAATACAGAGTGGCCTTACTGGTTTAGATTTACGTTAGGTGTTTAGATGGCTTTACTTTCCAACGTAATCGTTGATATTTGTCAGAGAGCTGGGTACGACCCTTCAGAGATAGACGTAAGCTTAATAACAGGCACTGTAGATGGATTTGTGCTTTCTAACAGGTCTACAGCAAGGTCAATGATAGAAGAGCTTCAGAAGGCCTTTTTATTTGAAGGTATAGAGAGTGGCTCAACCATTAAGTTTGTGCCTATCAATCAAGCATCCAGTGTATCCATTAACATTGATGAACTTCTACCTATGGGTTCAGGTCAAGATGCTAAGTACCTTGAGATAGGTCGTATAGATACTAATGAGTTACCTAAGACACTGTCTATTAACTATATAGCTAAGACAGCCGACTATCAACAGGGTACTCAAGAGGCTATAAGGCAGATTGCTGACTCAGGTGAAGCTGAGACTGTATCAGTAGCTGTAGTGATGGATAATGATGTAGCTAGGCAGCTAGTTGAGAAGATGCTCTATATACGATGGACAAAGAGTGTATCATTTAGCTTCTCACTACCTATAAAATATCTTAGACTTGAGCCATCAGATGTTATCTCACTTGTAGACACAAGCATCACACATAACATAAGAATTTTAAAGAAACAGTTCTCAGGCCAAACACTAATCTTTGAAGGTGAAAGAATAGATGGTGAAGCTTTCACTCAAACTATTACTGGCGGTAATATCTCAGTTGTAGGTGGTGTAGTATTTGACCCAGGTGATAGCTCATTGTTCTTATTGGATATACCAGTCTTAAGAGAAACCGACAACAACGCTGGCTTCTATATAGCTTCCGGTAGGGATAAGTCAACATGGAGAGGTGCTCAGGTATATAGGTCAACTGATGATATAACCTATAACCTATTATCAAGTATACCAGTACCAACTATTGCTGGTCAAGCACTTACAGCATTACCGACTGGTCCACATAACTATATGGATAGGGTCAACACTGTAGACGTACAGCTACTATTCGCTGACCAATTAACCTCTACAAGTATAGATAACCTGTTGAACTCAGTTAATAGCTGTGTGTTAGGTGATGAGCTAATTCAGTTTCAAACAGCCACACTTATAGGCACTCGCACTTATAGATTGTCTAATCTGTTAAGGGGTAGGCTTGGTAGTGAACAGTTTAAAGGGTCTCATGTAATAGGTGAGAGATTTGTTATGCTGTCACCAGGCGGTAACCT